AATTTGACCGCATGCGCGTGATTAAGGCGGCGATAGTAAAAACTAACTCAGGCGAAGTCGACACAAAAATTAAGACTTTGTTTCGAAAAAATGCTTTACTTGAAATCATAGAAGAAAACAAAGGTGATATAAATTGGGATTAAAAGACAATATAAACCCAAAACATTATAAGCGTGGCGCGATTGAGTGCATTGACGCTATCCAAGCAAGTCTAAGCGAAGAACAATTTAAAGGTTATCTTAAGGCGAGCGCGATAAAATATTTATGGCGTTATGAGCAAAAGAACAAAGGTAACCAAGATAAAATTGTCGAAGATTTGCAGAAAGCAGATTGGTTTTTACAACGATTAATTAAGGAGGAGCAATGTCCAAAGGATCTAAACCAAGACCAATGAACAGAGACAAATTTAACGAAAACTTTGACAAGATCTTTGGTAAAAAAAAGGAGAAAACTGATGAAAACAAAAATAATAATCGGAAATAGTTTAGACAAACTAAAACATTTACAAGAACAGTCAATCAACACTTGTATTACTTCTCCACCTTATTGGGGATTGCGTGATTATGGCGAGAGCGATCAATTAGGTTTAGAAGAAACGCCAGAAGAGTTTGTAAATAATTTGGTTTTATTATTTAGAGAAGTAAAAAGAGTTTTACGAGATGATGGCACGGTTTGGTTAAATTTGGGTGATAGTTATTCGAGCGGTGGTAGAACTACGACAACAAATCAATCATTGCGCGGTGATAAAGATTATGGGGTGACAAGACCTAAACCTGCTAAAAACATTAAACAAAAAGATTTAATAGGTATACCTTGGCGAGTAGCGTTTGCTTTACAACAAGACGGTTGGTATTTAAGACAAGACATCATCTGGCATAAACCAAATCCAATGCCTGAAAGCGTTAAAGATAGATGTACCAAAGCACACGAATATATATTTTTATTAAGCAAGAGTCCTAAATATTATTTTGATAACGAGGCCATAAAAGAAGATGCAAAGTTTCCTGATGGGCCAAACTCACCGCAAAATATCAAGAAAGGCAAAGGCGGTTATGGAATGGACACTAGAGGCGGTCTATCTAAAATTGGAGCTCTACCAAAAAAGAATAAAAGGAGCGTTTGGACTGTCACCACTAAACCGTTTAAAGGCGCACACTTCGCAACTTTCCCTAAAGATTTAATAGAGTCATGTGTGTTAGCTGGTTGTCCTGAAGGCGGAACAGTCTTAGATCCATTTGGCGGTAGCGGTACGACAGGAATTGTCGCAAACAGTCATAATCGCAACGCAATCCTGGTTGAATTAAATCCTGATTACGTTGACATAATGCAAGCAAGATTTACCAAAGAGCTGGGTATTTTTAGCAAAACTGAGATAATTTGATGTACATAGATTCTCGTTTTATGTCGTTAGAATCGCGTTTTATGTCGTTAGATTAGTCTTAGAAGGTAATTAGATTAGGCACATAGACTATATAGCTATATAGCTATATACTAAAAATCGCTTTTTCTTTGGAAAAAAGCGATTTTGATTATTAGGAGAAACATGAAAAAAGATTTACGAATATTCTTAACTAGATTCTTGTGGGATGACGAAGATTACGCAGGACCTAATATTTATGCGCAGAGCATGAAGGAAGCAGAAACAATAGCTGAGTATTACGGTTGTGATGTCGTCGGCGAGTTAACGGATGTGGTGAGCGAGGAGAGCGAGTGCAAGAAGATACATTAAATAAATATTGGTGGCTTACTGAGGACGAGATTGAGAATCCGCGAGCAAGCGGGTTAGTGAGTGCGAGAGCGTGGGCGAAGTATAAAACTTATGCGAAACAGAAAGCGTTAGTCTGGCGTTGGTTTCGAAAACAGATAGGGAGAAAGGATCTCACGCCTGCGTGCAAATTAGTCTTATGGGCATGTTGTGAGCGCCATAGGCATTTTAGTTGTAGTGTGAATGATAAATTCACTTATTTAGCGCTTATGACGGGATTGGATAGGAGGAGCGTGAGTAACGCTATTCACGCGCTTGCGAGTGAGGAAAAGAATATCATCTGGATTGCGAGCGAGGGGGAAAGGTTGTTAATGCGGAAAGCAAAACGTGGCTATAAAAAACATTTATTATTGGTTGGGTTAGAGAGCGAGCTAAAGGCAAGTGAGCGCGGTCTAGGAGAAAACACAATTTAGGAGAGTGATGATTAACCGCGCTCTTGATTATTATAGTTTATTGTCTCTCTCTTGTATTGCTTTTAATGTGTTTATCTTATCTATGGCTTTAGCTATTTCTTGCGTAGTCATATCATGGTAATCCGCGTTTAAGCGTTGCTCTAACTCTTCTATTGTCATTTTTAAATTAATATTTCTATTTTATTAAGTATTTCTTCGCCATATTCTGATTTAATCTTCTTTTCTAGATCCTTTTTGAATTTGCGCTTATCTAACTTAGTTTTATTAGTTTTTTTAGTTTTCATATTTACTCCATTATTAATTAATTTTTCTATTTTGTTGTATTGGGTTTGAATCCATATATCATTTTTTGCAATATAAAAACAATATGAATCTTTACAGCTCTGAACTAATACTCTTTTAAGCGTTACTCTTTTAACTGTTGCGCTCTCAAAAAATGTGCCTTTAGTATTATCAATAAGAACTTTATCGCCTATTTTTAAATCTAAGGATTTCATATTTACTCCTTAATTAAACCTTTAAACCTGCCCTCCTCGGACCATTGCAAAACTGTTCTGGCTCGTAGTAATGGGTCGGCTATGTAATAACTAAATACCTGGTCGCCTTCAGAATTGAAAGCGATAAATTTGTTTTCTTGTTGGTAGATCTCTACTGCGTGGTTATTTGTTTTCATGTTGTCTCCTTTGGTTATTTAAATAAGATTAAAATTTTCATCAAATTCATATCCGTTTGATTCAACGTAAGATAAAAATGTTTCTTTTGAAAAATGATGCTTGTTATCATCAAACCATAAATCAAACATTTTATTTTGTATTTCTAAAACAAAGTCATTAATGGACCATTCGCATAAAACTTTAAATTCTTCTTTATTTAAAAGTTTGTTAGTAAAAATTTTAAGATCTTCACAACAATAAGTTCCATTTCCTTTAAGGTCTAACAACAGCTCTTTATAATCTTTGTTATCTAAAAAATAATTGGGAATTAATTTTATATAACAGCCTCTATCTGGATATTCTGAATTTGAAAGTGAACAATCAAATTTCATATCTAATCCTTGCGCAAAAGTTTTAAAACTATCTATGTTTTCATCTGCCCAAGGATTGATATTATCTGGATCATCTAACCAAAATTTTTGATATATATCGTTGCATAAATCATCATCTCTTTTTAAATCATCAATATCATAAACTGTATATTCTTTTATTATTGTTTTCATTTTTCCTCCTTGTTATCTGGTTTATTCTTTGCTCGCGCTTGCTTGTTTTTATCTTCAAGCATTTTTATATAGATAGCGTTATCTTTTATGGGTATATCTTGCCATTGTTTAGTCATTGTTTTCTCCTAATGGTTAATAAATTAATCTAATAAGTAATAACTATTAAAGTTATTTTTTGCATTAGCAAAGAATTGACTTGCTTCTCCCTTACCATGTTCTTCAACCTCTTTCTTTAAACAATTTTCCATCTTAATAAATTTAATTGGTAAATCTGAATTAAAGCCTTTCAAGCCTAAAAACTCTTTAATGGTAAATTCTGATTGATCACCGTAACCATATTGGAAAGGTAATTTATAGGTTATATCTTTTTCAACGTCTTCAATTTGCACGGAAAAATAGGAGTTTCCGTTAATCTTGTCGAACCATTCTTTTGTTACAGCTATATATTTATATTTCATTGTTTTCTCCTGTTTGGTTATTGTCCTAATATCTCGCCTGTAGCCTCTCTAAACTTCCTTTCATCAAAATTTGGATTTTCTTGTTTTAAGAAGTCGCAAAGATCATTCATAAATGTTGAATGTTCTATAACAAATAAAGGATTATTTCTTACAGAAGCCAATCTTCCATTATTTTTAATCATCTCGGCTAGTTTAATAAAATGTTTTCTTGTCATTGTGTTTTTCTCCAAAAAACATAGAGAATCATTTCTCTATATACGTAATATTACTCTTTTCTACTCTGATTGCAAGAAATAAATATAAAAAAAAGTAAAAAAAAGTATTAATTAAAATATAATTAATTACTAATGGAGACAATTAAAAAGAAAAAAAAGCCTGGACCTAAAAGAATTGAAATAGATCTTCAAAAAGTTGAAGAGCTTGCTCAATTTATGGGACCTACAAAAATTGCCCGTGCTTTAGGGATTTCATGGGACACGCTAGATCGAAATAGAAAACGTAGTGCGGAATTTGCGGAAGCCATTGAGCGCGGCAAAGTAGCTGGAATCCAAAGAGCTGCCGCAAAATTAATGGAAGAAATTGATAATAATTCATTTCCTGCGATTGCAATGTACTTAAAAACAGCAGATCCAGATAGATGGCAAGAAAAAATCGAACATAATCACGCCATAGATTTAACAAAAGTTCTTTCTTCTGCCAAAGAAAGGATAATTGAGGGCAAAAGAGTAGATAAAGAAGTTATTTCCGTCCCACTCCCTAAGAAGAAGGCGCTCGAAGAATAAAATACTTTGAAAAATCAGGAGAAAACTCAAAAATGACCCCCGTTGATTTCTGGCGACGGGTGTATATATATATAACCTTTGAAATAAATTTTTTATGAAAATTGATAGAAAAGCATTTATAGAGTCAGTCACCGATACAACGCTTGGTGCAGCATTTAACTTTCCAATATCATGGGCCACCCTCGCTCTCTTGCTCATGTTCACTACCGACGCACTTTTAATTTCTGTAGTCCAGCTCACAGTCCTCACCGTCGCTGCTATTATTAGACGTTACTGCACCAGAAT